ATCGACATTGACGGTAATCCCACTCCTGTATTTGATGTAGTAGCACACTATCTTAATCAGTATCCAGAAAAAACAGCTAAAGCAGTAGCTGAATCATCTGAAGAAAAGATTAGTAAACGCAAACAGCAGGCTACTAAAGGATTAAACACATACGGAGATAGTGAGCATGTAAGCGGTGACTATACAGCATATCGTTTAGGTATGGCTGTTGCTGGAGCAAACGGTAAAGATCCATTGCCAAAAGAGATGAAGGCCAAAAGCTGGATTGGTAAAAGAAAATCAGCTCATCCGTATACTCAAGAAGAACAAGACATGCTGAAACAAGCGTACGAGGTTGTGGGAGCAGAATACATAGATTTAAATAAAGGTGACATGGAAAGCCGTGAGTTAGATACCACATATAAAGTTAGCCCAGTTGCACAACATAAAAAGAACAAATACGGAATTTAATATGGACGAAAGATATCATTTAGCATTACAAACTGCATTTGCCAGCGAATATTCATTTGCATTAAAGGCACAAAACTTTCATTGGAATGTAGAAGGCGCAAGTTTTCCGCAACTTCACGAATTGTTTGATAAAATTTACAAAGAAGTTTATGGAAGTATTGACACATTTGCAGAACAGTTACGTGCTTTAGAAATTTATGCACCTGCTAGTTATAGCAAGTTTAGTATGCTTTCACAAGTTAAAGATGAAAATAGTGTACCGCAAGAACGAGACATGGTTGAAGAATTGTTAGTAGACAGCGAAAAAATGGCTAACATGTTTAAAATCGTATTTACTATGTCTGAAAATAACGGCGATCACGGATTAAGTAATTTCTTTGCAGATCGTCAAGATGCGCATAAAAAGCATAGTTGGATGTTGAGAAGTACGTTAAAATGAAACAATACAGGATTACCACACAAGATTTAAATCAAAGTTCGGACGAGGATTGTTATCTTGCGCCCAACGATCCTATACACGAATTAAAAGCCCTAGCTGGACTAGGTGGACTAGGTGGCGAAGCTAGATTACATGAGTACCGTGCTAATCAAGGTAGTAATATAAGTGTAACTGGCGATGCTACTGGACAGTTACAAAAAAAGTTAAATATACAACCAGGAACTCCAGAGTGGTTTAAACTATGGTTTAGTTTGCCGTATATGACTGGGGAGAACAAAATATGAAAATTATAGAGTTATTAGGCGAAGGTTACCGCAACTACGATGACAACCGTACAGGGTTTGGAGATCGAGCAAAGCGTGACTTTAAACGTCAAGAAATGGAGCACGAATTAGGACACGAAACTAATAATTACGCAGTTGCAATCGATGGTAAAACATGGAAGGTGTTTTCTACTAAATCGCATGCCGAAGCAATTGCTAATAAATTACAAGCTAAAGGAAAAAAAGCTTCAGTTCATCCTACAGGTTCGCCAGTTAGTGAATCCGCAACAGCAGGTGCAACTAATGCCGCAAACGTAAGTGTAGGTGCTGTATACAAGAATAAACCAGCTAAAGCCGCTAAAAACAAAGACGGAACAGTTAAAAACGCCCTTGATATGAAGGCGAATTTGATGACTGGCGGAAGCATAAAACGCTAAATATATAAAGACAACGGAGTTTACAAAATGCACGATCAAATGCAACCACAAAATATTACATCAGGTCAAGGAGTCGATCGCGAAGGCGCGATGGCTAAAGCTGATCTGTATAAACTAGCAAATTATTCATTAAAGTTATTCAAGCAACTAGAAGATGATGCTCAGATGGAATCTTGGGTACAAGCTAAGATTACCAAAGCCGCTGATTATATTGCCAGCGTGTATCATTACTTAGAATATGAAATGAAATTTAATGATTACGGGCACCAACTTGATAACGCAGAATTAGTAAACGAAGATCGAAAGACAGAGCTAAAGAATAAACTCCTAGAAGCTAAAGCTAAAGTTGCAGAACTTAAAAAGAATCAAGCAGAAAAGATGAAAGCTAAAGATTCTAAGAAAGTTGAAGAAGGCATTCTAAGTGGTGGTGATCGTCCTTGTACAGAGTGCGGTGGATCTGGTATGGTATACGAAGAGCCAAAAGCAGTTCCTGATCACGTTAAGAGCAAAGTTGACAAGTACAATCGTTTAACTAAAGCCACACATGCCGCGTCGAAACGTTTAGATCGTAACAATAACGGTATTCCAGACAGTGAAGAAGAAAAAGAAGTTGCTGAAGAATTTACTGATAAATCAAAGACAGGTGATACATTTAAAACTCGCACTGGTGTAGCAACTAAAACTGACACCGGTATGAAGCATAATAATACAAGTTATGCAGATGACGGAGAAGCTGATGACAAGTCGGGCAAAGGTAAGAAGAGCCATGCTAAGTCACAAAGTGCCGCCGAGAAGAAAGAAAAAGCTCCAGCACAAAAGCAAAGTCCAAAGAGTGCCAAGACATGGGGCATGAAAGACAGCGAAAAGTTTGATAATCGTGATAAAGAAGTTGACGAAACTTACGGTCAAGGTGTTTACGAAACTAAAGGCACCGAGCCAAAAGACAAGCCTAAGAAAGGTGAAAAGGTTGGTAAGGAAGGTAATGCATTTGGTAAAGCAGTGCGTGATGCCAAAGCTAGCGGCGACAAAACTATGACAGTTGGCGGCAAGACCATGCCAGTTAAAGAAGCATTGAAAGGTGGCCAAAAGAAATTAGATGTAGATGATGACGGAGATATCGAAGCTGACGACTTAGCTGACTTACGTGCTAACAAAGAAAAGAAAGTCGACGAAGCTGGAAAAACAATGAGTCGTGCGGCCAAGGGTCATGAGAAGTATGGCAAAGAAGGTATGGCGGCATTGGCCAAAGCTGGTAAGGAAGGCAAAAGTCTAGAACCAATCAAAGCCAAATACAACAAGTATGACGAAAGTACTACTAATCAAGAAATGATTGCTGAGTCAGCAGACTTAGCCCGTATGCGTGTACTAATGGCACGTTTAAACGGATAATCAAATGGACATGAAGAAAATTCTACAGGCAATGGATGGTATCGCTACAGCGCCTGTAGGAAGTTCTGATGACATGAAAAAATTCCTTCAAGTGATAACTGAAGGTAGTAATCCTCATAAAGTTGCACTGCCTATACAAATGGCCATGCAACATTATCAACAACCAAAAGTAGAATCAGTAGTTAAAAAACCTTCATTGCTTAAACAGTATTTTTCAGAAGCAGAAGATACAGTTGCTGAGCAACTTGCAGAACGAAAAGCAAGATTATCAATGTATGCACAGACTATTGCTAGTCGTGTGATGATGAAAGAATCTAATTTAAAAGAAGCTCCTATTGAAATGACCGGAGATGCTAACGATCCAGTAGTGTATGGACACGAAAAAGCTAACCCTATGAGCCTTAAAGGTCGTATTCAACAAGCTCGCAATCAATTAAAAGAACTAGCGCAAATGTCAGACTCCGATGAGCTAGTTGTATGGGAACAAATTACTAAATTGCACCAGGGCGGTATGTTTATGGGTCTAGCACAAAACCTAGAACAAATTCGTCATGGCATTGAAGAACTGGCGGCCAAACGCAGTAAAGGCGGCGTTAGTAGTCGAGGAATAAATAAAGGCATCGGTGAGGATAATGACCCGTGCTGGAATAATTATAAAATGGTTGGAACAAAAAAGAAAGGCAAGAAAACAGTTCCCAACTGTGTGCCAAAAGAATAATTAGGATATGAATATGGACTTAAGACAATTAATTTCTAAAATGGATCAAATCGAAAAAGGACCAGATTGGTCAAAAGAACCAGATTGGTTAAAAGAACCAGATTGGTTAAACGAAGACGAAGATGATGATCAAGTAAACGAAGATCCGTTATTGTTAGTTGGTCTCGGTATAGGACTTAAATGGCTCTATGACAAGTATCAACAAAGCCAAGCAGAAGCTGAAGAAGCTAGAAAGAAAGCTGAAGAAGCTAAACGTGCAGGCGATGCCGCTGAAGCCGCTAGATTAGCCGCTGAAGCCGCTAGATTAGCCGCTGAAGCATTGGCAGATAAGAAACGAGCAGAAGAAGCTAACGGTTCTAAGTGTAAGGCAAAAGTTGGTCAAGTATCAGCTTACATAAGTCAATTAGATGACATGTTGAAAAAAGAAGCGGCGAAAAAAGCGGCAGGGCCAGTACCAGGTCCGTTCAACCAGCCTGCCAAACTACCAGTTCGTCCAGGACAAGAAACAAGCGGAGTTGCCGCAAAACCAACCGCTAGCGGTATTACACAGTATCCAAGCGCAAAAGAAAGTTTTGAATTCAACTCAAGCATTGCCAATGCATTAATAGAAAGCTTTGGATACGACCTTCAAAAAAAAAGTCAAGTTGATGAGTGGTCAAAACGAGACACAGGTGATACGATAAGAGCAGGATACAATGGATTAACATTTGGCGCAGGCGATAATATTACAGCAGGTATTAAAAGTGCATTTGGTAAAGATACTTACGCACAAGCATTAGAAAAAGAAAGAGCAGAGACTGAGAAAGCACAGGCACGTAGTCCGTCAATAAAGTTTAGTACCCCTGCACTTAACATAGGTGGTAAGGAATTAATTGGTAAGAAAGACTGGAATCCGTCAGCATATGATGCCGCTAACTTAGTTGGTGCTGTAGCAGTTCCGATTCCGGGTGTTGGTCTTGCTGGTCAGGCTGCTGCCAGAGGTATAAAAGCCGCGGCCGGCACTGGTAAAGTAGCAAAGGTTGGGGCAGGTACCGCGCAGATAGGTACTGAGTTGGCTGGAACTGTTGCCGCAATGAAAGGTGCTGAACACTTTCTTAGCAAGCACAATGTTACTACACTAGTAACAGCTAAAGGCGGAGATGTTAGAGTAGGTATGGCACAGGCGGCTATGGGTATGAATGATAAAGAAGTCGATGGCAAAATGGGTCCACTTACACAGGCCTCTTTAGAGATTGTACAAGATGAAAACAAATTGCCGATAACTGGAAAATTAGATAAAGCAACAGCCAAAGTGCTAGGAGTTTAAGGAAATTAATATGAATAATAAAACATTAACAGAGTCAATGAGTGACTTAACACAAAAGCTAAGACTCATTGAAAGCTCAACAAACGAAGCCGCTACTTCGGCAGCAGAAAAAGCCGCTGAGAAATTAGGTGTGCAATCTGCGTCATCGGCATTAAGGGGCACTGCGGCAAAAGCTAGAGCCAAGTTAGCGGCTGCGAAAGATAAGGCATTAGCGGCTACTGATAAGTTGCCAGGTGGCGCTGTGAGAGCTTCTAAAAGAGCAAAAATAAGAAAAGTAAAACAGCACGTAGCATCAATAAAACAACATGTATATGCTGGTGAACTTAGAGCGGCGGCTGAAGTGGAAACAAACGCAATACAAAGAGCGGCACTAGCAAGACAAGCAGAAGAAGCAACCGCCAATGCTGAACGATTAGCACAGGCGGCTGGAGATATTGATAAGGCGGCGGCCGAAGCAGTTATGAAAGATGCAGAACTAGCGGCATTAAAAGCACGAAATCCTGAAGTTTTGAACAAGGCAATAGACGACGCAGAGGCTGCGGCAAACAAGGTAGCAACAACGGGCGAAAAGACTGCCGCAGACGCGGCTGCAACGGGTGAAAAGACTGCTGTAAGTGCGGCTGCAACGGGCGAAAAGACTGCTGTAAGTGCGGCAGATGATGCAGGTGTAGCGGCTGAAAAAGGTTATGTTCCGGCTACTAGAGATCCAGCCGCAGTTGACGCATTGAATGCAGAACAAAGAGCCACATCGGATTATTTTGCCAAGCCAGAAAACCATGTAGTTAGAGATGGAAAAGCGTATGGTCGTGATCCAAACAAAGTGGGAGAGTTTGTTGAGCTCGATGCTAAAACACTAATGCCAAAAGGTGACCTTGGTGTTAACCGTGCTTCATTCTACACTAATGGTGCTTTAAACAGAGAACTAGAAGCATTAGAAAAACAAGGTGCTCGAAAAGTAGAAATTGCAAAAGCAGAAGAAAAAGCATTAAATAGCGCGGCTGTGACAGCGGTTGAAAAAGCAGAAATTAAAGCTGGTGGTATTCTTAATTGGATTAGAAATAATCCTAGAAAAGCGGCCGTTCTTGGATTGTTAGCTGGTATTGTTACCGCCGGCACTATTGCATCATTAATGGCTGGTGAAGAAGAAAAGATCCCAGGCGCTGGCGAAGAAGTGCCACCAGAAGAGCCAGGTGGTATTGAAGGTCTTCCATCTGCAGGTGGAGACAAGCCTCCCGGAACTAGCGGTGATATAGTACAAACAAATCCTGCTGATCTCGAAAAGAAAATCCTTGCTCTTATTGCAGAACTAGAAAAAGAACCAACTTGTCAAGCTGACGTTGTAAGACTAAAAGCAGACTTGGCTAGGATTAAGGGTCAGGCGGCGGCACCAGTAGCACCAGTACCTCCAGTACCTCCAGTAGCTCAAGCACAAGCGGCGGCAGGTAATACACCAGCGGCAAACCCTGCCACTGGCAAATTAAATCTAGATGCCAAATGTAAAATGTGTGGCAATGCATATAAAGATCATTTTAATTTCGAGCCTGCAGGCGATCCAAATGGAAAGGTCACGTCCACTAAATTTAGACATATGGCGAATCCAACAGATGAGTTTTTTCCGGGTTTGAACGGAACACCAACAACTCCACAAGCTCAAGCACAAGCGGCGGCAGGTAATACACCAGCGGCAAATGATGCGACTTCATTAACAGCGGAACTAGACAAAGCGGCAGGTAATACACCAGCAGGTGGAAGTGATATGATGACTGGTAGAGATATTATGGGACGTCCAGTTATGAAAGGTAGTCCAAACGATGTATCCGGAAAAGAGGATCCATTAAAAAAGGTAGGTGGACTAGCAGAGAATGATGAACTAGCTCGTTGGCTTAAAATAGCTCGCGGACGTTAATCAAATAAATGGCAAGATTCGTCTTGCCATTTCCACCTCTAAAGGTTGTGTTCATAAGATAATTAGTATATAATAGGCTTATAGTTAAGGAGACTTACATGTCAGGACGTTCATACGGTGCAGAAGAAAAGGCAAAACTAGAAAGATTAATCGCAGAGGGTTCAACCGTTTTGCGTGAAGTAGAAGATTTACAAGAAGGCTTGAAGGATACAGTTAAGGCAGTAGCAGAAGAATTGCAAATCAAACCATCAGTTATTAACAAAGCCATTAAGATTGCACATAAAGGTGACTGGGCGGCTTACAATGAAGATTGGGAAGAGATTGAAGCAATTTTGGATATCACTAAGCGTATCTAATAAGTAGTACATAAGAAAGGTAAGGCAGGCCATAAACTGCCGTGTAGGTATTTGTCAGCCTAAAATGACATATGGAGAATAAATGAGCTATGTAGACGCATGGTTTGACCGCGAGAATGATCTCATCAAAGTGGTTGAACGCAATAAGAAAGGTGAACGTGAATTCAGGGACATTCCTGTTAAGCACACGTTTTACTACAAAGACCCTCGGGGCAAATTCCAATCTATTTACGGAGATCCATTAAATCGGATTATCTGTAAGAACACTAAAGAACTACGCAAAGAGCAAGCTATTAATTCAGGTAAGCAGTTATTTGAATCTGATATCAATCCAATCTTTAGTACACTAAGCGAACATTACTTAAATCAAGATGCCCCAAAACTAAATGTAGCATTTTTCGATATTGAGGTAGACTTCGATCCAGAACGTGGCTATGCAAGTCCAGATGATGCATTCATGCCAATCACTGCCATCGCCGTCTACCTACAATGGATGGAAACTATGGTTTGCTTGGCTATTCCTCCCAAGAAACTTCCAATGGAAGAAGCCAAGGAGATGGTTAAAGAATTTCCCAACACATATTTGTTTGATAACGAAGCAGACATGTTGGATATGTTTTTAGACCTAATTCAAGATGCTGACATACTAAGTGGTTGGAACAGCGAAGGCTTTGATATTCCGTATACTGTTAATCGAGTAACCAAAGTATTGTCAAAAGAAGATACAAGACGTTTTTGCTTGTTCAATCAATTTCCCAAGCGTAGAGAATATGAAAAATTCGGACGCCAATCAGTTACCTATGACTTTATAGGTCGTGTACACTTAGACAGTCTTGAACTGTATCGTAAGTACACTTATGAAGAACGTCACACATATCGACTGGACGCTATTGCTGAATATGAATTAGGCAAGCGTAAAACACAATACGAAGGAACGCTCGATCAATTATACAACAATGACTTTAAAACATTTGTTGAATACAACATTAATGACTGTAAACTGCTTGATGATCTAGATAAAAAACTAAAGTTTATGGATCTTGCTAATACACTAGCACACGAATGTACTGTATTGCTACAGACTACAATGGGTGCTGTTGCAGTTACTGAACAAGCTATTATTAACGAATGCCATCGCAGAGGTTTCCAAGTTCCTAATAGAACTAAAATGGACGATCGTGAAGATAACGAAGGTGCGGCTGGTGCGTATGTTGCTTATCCCAAAGAAGGCATACATGACTGGATTGGGTCTCTAGACATTAACAGTCTATATCCAAGTGCTATTAGAGCACTTAACATGGGCCCGGAAACTATTGTTGGACAGTTGCGTCAAACACTGACTGATGAATACATACAAGGACAAATAGCCAAGGGTAAATCATTTGCGGCCGCTTGGGAAGGTATGTTCGGGTCAGTAGAGTTTACTGCTGTTATGGAACAACAGATCGGTACTGACATTACCATTGACTGGGAAAACGGTGACAATGATGTACTCAGTGCCGCTGAGGTATACA